GGTGTTCGTGGCAAGGTATACGTTGATCGTATCTGCCGCAATATCAACGCTTAAAGCAGCGCTCGCCGTGCCTGGATCCAAGAAAGCTACTTTAATTGCGTTGCCGGTTGTCCCCGGGGTGACTGCGGTGAATGTTACCGCACCGTTCGCGTTCGTCCCGAAGGTTATGGATGCGGCTACCGACGGCGTGTTCTTCACGACCACGCGTTCGCTCGGATTCAGCAACGCGGATTTGCTCGTACCTCCAACAACCGTCCCGGCGGGTACGATATATTTGCCGCTGTCGCTGTCGGCACTTACGCCTGCCGTGCTGACCGTTACGGCGTGCGCAACGTAATGGTCGTATTTGAGTATCTCTTTCTGACTTGTATAAGTCGTTTCTAAGAATTTTGACATCTTGTCATCTCCTTTGTTTAAGGTTCTTTGAAGTAAATCGTGGAATCAGGTTCCTTGGGTTCCAGCCGAGCCAGCCGCTTGCCAAGTGATTCGCTGGTTGAGTTTGTTGGCGACTTGACCCCCTTTACGCTGATCCCCGCACCTTGTATTTCTTTGATCTTTTCGTCCACGTAAGTGTCCAGTAATTTCTTGAATGTCTTGACGTTGTCTTCTGCTTGATCCGGTGTTTCTGAGATAGGCAGGATATAATCTGCGAATGTTGATGGCACTTTGTGTTCGGCAAGTTTCGCACTCACGCGTAGTTGAATCCGCTCTGCTTCGAGTTCCTTCTTCTGAGATTCGACTTGCTCAATCTGCATCTTGTAAAGTTCCTCGAATTTTTTCTCGGCTTCCAGTTTTGCTTTCTCAGTTTCGAGTCTGGCTTTTTTTGTTTTGTCTTCCTGCTCTTTCTCCCATTGCGCTTTCAGGTTCTTTTCGCGCGTTTCAATTGCCTTGGCAATCGCTTTGTCGAGATCGGATTGTGTGTATCGCGATTCGCCTTGCGCACTCTCATTTGTTGCTTCCACAGCAGTACCGTTGATGACGTTCCCGCTCGTTTCTTCCATTAAAAATCACTCCTCGTTGTATTTTTGATAGTATCGTTTTGCAGATAAGAAAAGCGGTTCCGCGAACCGCGCCATCTCTTCTTGTCTTGTGTTGTTTTTAAGATACTGCGGATAGTTGCCGTCGGCGTAATACTCACCGTAACGATGAAAATGATTTGCGACCATCAGCGCTTTGACTTTTGCGTTATCGTTCTCCTGTTTATCCCATTGTATTTCTGGCAGGTATTCTCGCACGTCGAAGTGATCCACGATGTAGTTGAGAATTGCGTTGATCGATCGAATATACATCTCGACGTTGTGCGAGTCGCTTCCGCCGTGTACGCGGTAGTGCCTAAGGTTTCTCTCAATACATCGATAACACATTCCGTTGCGTAGATTATTAAGCAATGATAGTGTATCCACCTCGCTTCCCAGATACGATACGTGTCCGCACTTCCGAATGAATTTGGTACGGTATAAACCCTTGGTTGTTATAACCGCACTGCCGCCGTTATGGTACATCTGAGCGATTGCGACGGTCGGTGGAACATACCTCGCACCCCACTCTTCAGTAGGTCGCCCATCTTCAAAGTGCACAGTTGATCCGCTGTATACGAAGTCGAGTGACGAGTCGCTTTGAAACTCAGCCATCATCAACTCTATCGCATCCGGTTCAAGCCAGTCGTCGGCGTCGTAGTGCATATAGTATTCCCCGTTTGCGCGTTTGAGCAATTCGAGGAATCCTCGCCTCGCACCTCCGCTGTTGTCCTCATGGATGATCGACTTGATTTGGTTCCCATAGCTCGTAATCACGGCGACTGATTCGTCTGTTGATGCGTCATCGTCTACGATGATCTCAATGTCCGGATACGTCTGCCCAAGCATCGAATCTAAACATTGTTTGAGATACCGCCCGTAATTGTAGTTGGTAATCCCAATTGTCACCAGTTGCCTTTTTTCCATTTACGCGCCCTTTCTTTTTTTGCGGGCTCTTTGGCAATCAGACCCGCGCAGAACCCCACAATCAATCCGAGCCCTATCCCGATTAGGAATAATACAATGTGCATAATTCGATAACCACCTCGTTTCTCCAATAAAAAACGGGCCCGCAGGCCCGCAAGGGAGGGTATGTATGAAAAAAGCCCGTATTGGGGCTATAGGGAATCTACAAATTCTTCAACGCTATCCATCTCGGACGTGAGATAACACATACAGTGTGGATGAGCCGGTTGTCCGCCATAAGGCACCGCGTTCTTCGGGTACACCCCCGGGCCAAGCCCGACGTCCGCGTCTGCCAGATCATCGCAGATGTCAACCTCCGGATGACTCCCGGAAAGATTCCACTTGATGCCCTTCACAAACGGCAGCTTCTTCGTCATCTCAACGTATGAGCCGCGCCACGCTCGCTGTATCTCCGTTCTTGCAACTCTCATCGCGTTATATCGCATCGTCTTGCGAACGTACCTGTCTATCACTTTGCGTGCGCCAGCGGGTGATAAGCCTTGAAGTTGCTCTTGAATATACCTTGGGATCGAAGGTTCCAGTTGCGCTTGCGTGCGTAATATCTGGTTACGAACCTTCTTTGCACTCATTCCAGTTTGGAGTGATGCCGTCAGTATCCGCTTCACGTCCTCTGCTGTTTTATCCGCGAGCTTCCAGATGCGTTGGGATAGCTTGATACCGTCAATCGCCGGTTTGTCCATCACCCACGCAGTAGCTGCGTAGTTCGTTTGCGTCATGTTTTTCCAGCGGTTTTGCACAAATTCAAACAGCTTGATATCCCCCGCATCTTTCTCGAACTTGTACTTCTTTGATTCGTACCGAAATCTCGCCGGAAGTTGTTTGTATAACTCCGTGTAATAGGCTTGTGTGAGCTTGTCGTCCATATCGTCAAAGGTTTTCTCGAAGAGCTTTGCAAAGTCTTTTCCGTATTCCTTTGCCGCGTTTTTAAGCGTAGAACTGAAAATGGCGGTAAGCGTCCCGTTGTCAAAGTCTATCTTGTCCACGGCTCTTTCAACGTTGTTAAAAAAACGGTTGAGCACACGCCCGTATCTTTGCTCGAGCTTCTTGGTTATTTCAATGTCAACGCGCCTCTGCATCGCTATCAACCGCTTGTTCTTCCGCCGCCCATTGCTTGTCGTACACGTCCTCTTCACCTGCTTGCTCTTTAATCCGCTTCAACACGGGGGCAGGGTCAATCGAGAGCGCCTTACATATCTCTTCTGTCGCGGTCTCTTTATCAACGATTCCGGCGCCAACGGCTACCGCAAGATTGGTAATCAATTCTGTCGGGTTTTTGGATATTATTGGCTCGTAGGATATAACCGCGTCGTTTTTGGATCCAAGCATCAGCGAAGCATACTCAAATACCTTTTCTAACCCGATTTTGAGGATTGAGCGATAACGCGAGATAATTGAGGTTAGGCCGGTCAGCTTCATTTCAAACGCGTATCCTGATTGCGCTGCGCCTTGCGACACTTGTACGAGCATTATCTCAGGGTATTCGTTTTGAACCTGCTCAATCAGCTTGTCTTTCTCGCCGGCCATAATCTTCATCACGTTGCCAGACATCTCGAGGAATTGCATCTGACCGCCGTCAGGAACCTGGACGAAGCGCATCTGCCTGACTGCTTTGGTGTCTTCACGCTTCTCTTCGTCTTTTGATTGTAACGACTCGGAGTTGAGCCGCACGTTCCCCCACGCAAGAGGGTCAGAATGGAGCTTGCCAATCGCTTTGATATCCGCGTGATACTCGTTGATCTCATCCAACGTATCGATCAGATTCTCGATCCGGGATACCGCGTCTTCCTCGGCCTTCTCGGCGGTGAACTCAACTAACGGAATAAAACCCCAGAGATTTGGGAGTTCCGTTACCTCTTCATTCACTTTCTGAATGATTCGATCGGGGAAGTATTCTTTCTCAATCTTTTCTTCTTCGGTGTCTATTTTGATCTTCGCGTAGGTGATATTCCCGCCCGCATCGTATTTGATCTCGGGAATTTCGTCAGAGATAAGAACGGCAAGAAGCACTTCGTCTTCGACCTTGGCAATATCCACCCATACGCGCCCTTCGAGCAGTATCTTGAGTGTGAGGTTCTCCTTCGAATATTCCCAGTCGTTCGACGCGATGATCGTTTCGGCAACCTTGCCGGTAATGTTAAACCCCTTAAGAATCATCGACACGTCCATGTTGATAATCAGCGGTGCGGGGTTATATATCTTCTTCACATTCCACGGGAGCGAGCGATCCGTCCGGTATCCTTCGTCGTATGCCTTGCCTTGGTACAGCTTCCATAAGTTAGTCTTCACTTGTCACCACCTGACCGTTGTGATATCTGTTGCCGTTCGCTTACCGATTCCGGTGTGTATCGCATACCGTATCGCGTCCATCGCGTGGTCGTTGTATTCTACCGGTATCTCGAGCGTGTTGCCGTCTTTGTCCTCTTTGTACTTGTACGCCTGTATCTCTTTGATCGTGTTAACGCATTCGCTGTATATATGGAGCTTATACCGTTTTACGGAATCGATTCCATCGGTTATCTTCTTCTCAGCTTTGTACACGTTGAATCCGGCGTAGTATATCTCCTGGATTCGATCGGGTTCCGCACAGTCAGCGTATATAGATTCTTTCGGCTTGACAATCTTTTGCATCTCTCGAATGAGTTCCGTGTTTGTTAGCCCGGATCGATAAAATTCGAACGGGATGTATATCTCGTTGTCTCGGATTCCAATCTTTATCAGGGCGGTTGGGTTGTTGTATCCGAAGTCAAGCCCCCATATCACCTCATCATACTGATTTGGCATCTTGTTAACGATGTCCCAGTTGTTGTAAATCAGGTTGCCGAGGATGCCCCATTCGCCAAGCGCATATACGCGGTGATAGTTTTCATCCTCGTTGATTAGGTTTTCTATCACTCGCACGTAATCGGCATCTAAGAATCGCAAGTTGTCTTTGTATGTTGTTTTCAGGATAGTGCAGTTATCAACCAGATTGTCAAAGAAGTGCGCTTTAAGCCACGATAGTTGCGATATTGGATTGAACGATAGTACGAACCAGTTTGGCTTGCTTGATACGCCGCGAAGCCTCAAGTCAAGTTGCATAAAGTCTTCCTCGGTGATCTCGCTCGCCTCTTCTACCCATATCCCCGTAATGTTCGCGATTGATTTGAGTTTTTCCACATCGTCAAGACCGGAGAATATGATTTGCGATCCGTTTACGAACGTGATTTCAAGCTCGCTTTTGTTCACACGGAAGAATTTATCAAGATTCCACTTGTAGATGAGCGAACGGAGTAGCGCATAAGTCGAGTGTCGGTTTGTTCGCGCAACTTTGCGAGCAACTATCACTTTCTGGTTCTTGTTTTGCATTATGTCTAACAAGATGCGTTGCGCGATAAAATAACTCTTCCCGCTCCCGGCTCCACCGTAAAATATCTCGTACCGCGTTTGGTTCTTGAAGTACGGAATGTATGCGTCGTTGAACTCTTGCGCTTTGCTCTTGAATCGAATGTCTATAACGGTGTCATTCGCCATCGTCATCGAACCCGATCCTCACCAGGATTTTTCCTGTGTTTTCTATCTCGTGCTTGTCGCGGTATTTTGTTGGTTGCCGATTCTTCAGCCAGAATATCATTGCGGTTGTATCTCCAGCGATCGCTTTGTCGAATAACGCGTTCTCAACGCGGAAATCGACGTCTTCTTTTCCTTCGCGCAAGGCTTCGGCGAACTCGGGGTATTTTTGTTTCCAGTATGTTATTGTCGATCGCGATACTCCGATTTTTTTTGCTATTTCAATATCGGTAAATCCCTCTCTGGCCCAACCCTGATAAGTGGCCAGCCTTGAAGGATCATATAATGTTTTTCTGCTGTTTGCCATGCCGGCCTCCTTTTAGGATGCACATTGTGCCAGTTATTCGTTTATCACTTCCCTCACCAATTCGCATATCTTCTCAAGTTGTCTCTCTTCGCTGTGCCGTTCCGCAAACTGCCGATATTCCAAAGAGTCATACGGCTCATCCTTTATCATCTCAACGGCGCGTGATATCGAATTAAACACATACTGCATCGGGTAGAACTCATCGGCGATGTAAAAGTTGTGGATGATTGGTTTTATCCCTTTGCTCATCGCCTCGAGAATCGCCATTCCGTATCCCTCGTGAATTGATGTTGAGAGAAAATAATCTTTGTCTTCGAGAAATTCGTTCGTATCGACGTGCGGATGAATAAAGAAGCGGTCTTGCAACTCCATCGCATGCACCAGATTCATCACATACGCATAAAGCCGCACGTCCTGCATATCTCCGGCCCAGTGGAACTCATAATCACCGCCGGTTTTTATAAGCTCGTAAAGGATTTGAACCGCAAGCCCAGGGTTCTTTTTGGTATTAAAATTCCCGACGAAGGCGATCCGGCGCCCGTGGTTATGCTGCGTGAAGGTGAACTTGTCGGTGTTCACACCGTTATGAATAATCGACACTTTATCCGCTATCTCCGGAATATCTACCATGTTCCTCACGTGGTCAGCTACAAAGAGATAACGGGATACGTTTGGATGATAGATGCCTTGGATAAATCCGTTTATCACTTCATACCCGTGGACACGGACAATGCTTTTTTTGTTGAACCGTTTGGTTCCTTCAATTGTGAGCTCGTTCCCAAACTCGTACCAGATAAGATCGGCATCTTCGATTCGATCTTCGAAGTGGCCGATATTCGCGACTTGTATCGTTTCTACAAGATACTCTTGTGCGAGTTTTTGTCGGATTCCATCGAGGAACGTTCTGAGCCCAGGTTTGTACAGGATCGCGATCTTTTTACGCTTGCTTCTGAGTTGGATTTTGCTCGTTTTAAGCCGTGTATATAAAGGCGAGAGATTCACATTCTCATCGTCTGTGATTTCCAACAGATGCGGCATAAACCGATGAAGCAACTCATCGCCAACGTGTTTGGACAGATACAGCACGAAGTTGTCCAGAAATTCGGTTATCATAGCAGACTTCTTAACTAAATTAAATTCCTCGACCGCCATATCCGGAAGCCCGACCGCAACGAAAGACGCGGCAATCACGAGCCTGACAATATCAACGTACTTATCGCATTGTATCGAACAGTTGTAAGCTGCCCGGTCAAGTCTTGCGTACTTGTCGTAATATGTATGAAACGCTCGAACGGCTTTTAGATGATCGCCGGTTGTGTGGTGCATCAGCGCTTCAATCAAATACGCATCCGGCACATCCTCGTAGATCAACTTCGCGACGTCGATATAATCCGTTGCGAACTCAAATTCCCGCCGTTGTATTGCTTGAAATCCAGCGAGGATCATCACCTCATACACAATATACGGCATTTCTTTCGCGGTTCGCAAATCGTCAAGAATTTCTTTCGCTGTCTGGTAGCTCTTCTCGTGCTCGAAAGTGAATTTCATCTTATAAAGCTGGCACTTATAATATAGCCGCTCTATCGGCGACAACTCCGTCTTGAGTATCTCCTCAATCAGCGGCATTGATCGTTTACGCTTCTTGTCAAGCAGTTCCGGCGTCCACATATAACCGTAATGATTGATTATTAGCTCGCTCCGGAAGATGTCTTTCGCAAATCTCGGCTGGTTGTGAATCGCATGCTCATAGTGAATGGTTTCACGTCGAAACACGCGTGGTTGTGACATCGTGTCGAAGGTTTGGCCGGTTACGTAGTTTCGCCCGACCATCATCACCGTGTTCACAGCGTCTGGTAATGATTCAAGCTCTGCTCTTAATCCGCTTTGAGCCTCTGGCGCCAATTCCTCGTCCGCGTCGAGTATTAGAATCCAATCGCCAGTACACTTTTCGATCGAAGCATTCCGCGCTTCGGAGAAGTCATTCTGCCAAGGGTGATCTGATAGCTTTATCTTCAGGTCTTCGTAAGCGGTTATAATTGCTTTTGTGCTATCAACCGAGCCAGTGTCAAGTATCACGATCTCATCCGCAATCGGTAACACGCTATCGAGCGCCCGCCGGATGTTGTTCTCTTCGTCCCTTACAATCATCGCAACGCTAAGTTTCATAGTCCCTCCCATAAAATTCCGCAACAAAAAAGGGCCCGGAGGCCCTTTTTCATATTTCATCCGCGGTATTATCA